AAGGGACCCAGCAGGCGGCCATCGCTGGTGGCCTGCCAGCGGGCGGTAGACCTCTCCGGGTCTACCGGGATATAGCCGATGCCCTCCTCTGCTAGCTCGCGGAGCAGCTCGATCTGGCGCTCCGGCTTCTCCTCTGCATCGAGCGTGGCGGCGGCGAACTCCGTAGGGTAGTGGGCCTTGAGGTACGCGCACCAATACGAGACATAGGCATAGGCGACGCTGTGACTCTTATTGAAGGAGTTGTGGACTACGAAGTTATTGGCAACGAAGTTATTATAGGGCTCTGGCATGGCTACATCGTAGGTGTCCTCGATCTTGGGATCGGAGATAGAGACGATCTTGGAGGCTACTGCGGTCCTGCCTGCACTCCATCCTATCGAGATGACCGCGTCGCCTGGTCGCAGGTCATCGAGCCTCCAGTACTTGCCGTCCACGCCCAGAAACCTGTGGGCCTTGGTGGCGCGAATGCTCTCTCCGCTCTCGACCTTGACCAGCCAGGTCTTCTGTCTGCCCCTATAGTAGACATCGACCAACCTGAGGGGCTTGATCCTCCCGTCCTGGAGGCACAGCAGGTTCTGCTTCTTGCCGGTCTGGCTATTGAATGAGCCCCCGTTTTCGTAGAGTTCTCTCAGGGTAAAGGTCCGCTTCTTGTGGGACTGGTTTCCATAAGGGTCTACTAATACGGTATCGCCGCTCAGGCACCAAGCTCCGTATTGACAATTATGAGTTATCAACCCATTTTGAAGAGTAAAGTTAAAATGTTTTTCCATTGAGATGTCATAGACTTCTCTCAATCCGATCTTTTGTCTCTTAACTAGTCTCTTTGATGTAACAGCCTTGCCTACCCCCCACGGAGGGGTTGCCCCTCTACCAAACTGCCAGTGCCTGGTGCGATGACAACTAGGACATAGCCAAGCTACGTCTCGCAGTCTCTTTCTACCTTCCACGAAATCATTATGGTGGACCTCCATGTGAGTTGCAATCTTACCGCAGTCAGCACAGGGCTTGCCTGTCATCTCTCTACGGAAATCTTTAGCAAAGGAGACGCGACCCGTACCAGAGTAGCGGCCTAGAGTATCCCGCTTCCCACTCCCCTTACCACCTCCAGTATGGTTCCGAGCTCGCGATCCTCGCTTCTCATAGTCTTCTCCCATGAATGCGAAGTCGTCTCCAATCTTTGCCTCTCCTATCTTCTGCCACCCTCCATTAACTATGAAGCGATGATCTGGGGTACATATGACGTGGCTCTTGTCTTCAAACATATATTTCCAGCAGACCTTTCTTCCAGACTTGATGAACTTGAGCGCCTTCTGCGTATGACCCCTCCCGTCTGGGAACAGGCTGACCAGGGAAGGCCTTGAGCCCTTCCGCTTAATCTCATACGTCTGATGACTCTCATACTTCCGATATAGTTGTTTAATAGTTAGCGGCTTACTCCTCTTCGCCAATCTAATTTTAGTATTCGCGTCAAGACACATCGCTACCCAAAACTCTGTCGCCACCTCAGGCGGCATCCCCTTCTTGATCGCGGTCTCCTTCCACTTGTCCCCATACTGATCGAAATACTCTTTACCAAGGGACCTGCTCATGGCCTTGCGTAGCTGGGTCACGTCCGCCCACGAGAGATCGCCAAGCTCTCTACCGATCCGAAGGATTTGTTCTTGATAGACCGGTATCCCGTAGGTGTCTCTCAAAAATTCTTCGAGCAGTGGGTGTGGATAGGTCACTGCCTGGCGCCCCGCCCTTCTCTCCACCCACTGGCTGGTCCCCCCGGAGGCGAGCGGGCCAGGTCGGACTAGGGCGGTGGCGGCGACGATGTCTTCAAACGACTCGAACGTGATCTGCTTGGCCAGGCCGCGCATTGCGGCACCGGTAAACTGGAAGACGCCGCAGTACTTGTGGCGATTGAGTAGATCGAATGCCTTGGCATCGTCGAGCGGTATCTTCTCCAGCCAGCCGGAGACGGGGCTCTCACCGATCAGCTCGAGGGTACGCTCAAAGATCGAGAGCTGGGTCAGACCCAGGACATCGATCTTGAGCAGGTTGAGGTACTCTGCGTCGTACTTGTTGCACATCGCAGTGCCGTTCCTCCGGTCTACGGCAACGTAGGTAGAGACCGGCTTATCTGTAACGACGAGGCCCGCGGCGTGGATCGAGGAGTGGTCGGGGTGACCCTCGAACCTGCCGGCGATGACTGCCTGGGGAAACTCCTTGAGCATCACCCTGCCAGGATCGGTATCTGTGAGCGTATCTAAGATCGTACTACTCTTGCGGGAGTCGCCCATCATCCGCTTGAACGCAGTCTCCGCCACCTTCTCCACCTGCCAGGAGGGTATCTTCAGGGCGGCCCCTACCCTGGCCAGGGCAGAGCGGGACTGGAAGATCGATACGCTGGCCAGCCTGGCCACCCTCTCGCCGTAGCGCTGCTCCGCGTAGGCCATCACCTCGTCCTGTCTGGAGAAGTCGAGGTCGATATCGGGGAGGTCGGCGCGGGTGATATCGATAAACCTCTCAAAGATCAAGCCGTGGGGAATGGGGTCTATCGCAGTGATACCGAGCAGGTAGCAGGCGAGGCTGCCGCACGAGCTTCCCCGCGCCGGTCCGACGACCATGCGGGGCTTGGCCCAGTTCACTAGGTCGGAGATGATATGGAAGTAGTCGTCGAACTTCTTCTCGGCAATCAGGGCTAATTCTCGATCTATCCTTTCCCGATACATCGGGACGGATAGATCGACGCCTAGCCGAGCCGCGCCCTCCTCGCAGAGCTGGTGCAGGGTCTTCTCGGCATTGAAGTGGAGCAACTCGCCCTTCTCGAGCACGGCGCAACAGCCGGAGACTATCTCGCGGGAGTGATCCATAGCTTTAGCGATATCTGTGGCGAGTGCCGCAGGGGCGAGTGCGGCAGCGAGCTCGTCGTCGGAGAGGATGTGCTGCGGATAGGTCTGGGTCGATGCCGAGTGCCTCCCCAGCATGACTCTATAGAACTCGAGGTCTCCGCTGCAGGGGTAGACGTTGCGACTACCTGCGACGAACAGGGCGCCCCTGCGCGCGGCAGCCCTGACCAGGCCCAGCGGAGTGGCGGGGGTGAGGCCCATATAGACGTCCTCTATGTCAAAGTCGACAAGGTCGATATCGACCTGCTCATTGGCGACCTTGATCACGCCCGGCGCTCCAAGCGCCTCGTCATAGGAGAGTACCGGGACCTTGGCCGCCTTACCAGTCGCCGCCCTGACCAGCTGGTGGAGGTCGGAGAGGTCGCTCTTGGCCAGAAAGGTCCAGTAGTCGAAGCGCGGCTGTTGCTCCGGCGAGGCTTCCTTGCGGGACTTGGTCCCCCAGTTGTCGCTGACCGCCAGCTCTACGCCGTAGACGGGGCGCAGGTTAGCGGTGGCGCAGGCCTTGGTCCACGAGACGAAGCCGAAGGTGCCGCCCCGGTCGGCGATTGGGGCGTCGGTCTTGCCGAGCTCGACGAGGCGATCGACGACCGACTTAACGTGACCGACGGCGAGCTTAAACGAGTATCCCGTCCTGACCGCTATCATTATTCACTCCTGATCCCAGTTCTTAGGGTCCTCCATCTCCGCCAAGACACCGCGGAGGATGACCGTCATTCTCTGGCGCTCCCGCTCCGGTACGTCCTTGGTCCAGTATATCACCAGGGTGCCGGTAACCTCGTGGAGGTCATGGAGCCACGTCGTTAGTTTTAGATTGCTCACGGAGGTAGCTCCTCAGCTCCCGCTCGTCTATCTTGAGCAGGTTGGAAATAAACAGGATGGAGCCGTCTATGGCGTCCTCGAGAGAGCCGCCGTAGCGCTGATGCGCAACGACCTCCTTCATGAGGCGGAGGGCAAACCGTTTCACAGTAGTCCTCCTCTCGTCCTCGTCCCTCATTATAGCCACCCCCTCTCCCTGGCTCCACGGAGGACGGTCAGGGTGGCCATGACGTCGGCCATTGCCCGGTGGGCGCCCTCGTGGGGTCTACCAGTGATCATCTTGTGCAGGCCGCTCAGGTTGATCCGGTTGCCCGTAACGTGCATGGTCTGCTCGACGGTACACAGCTTGATCGCTGGCCACGCTACCCTCCTAACGAGGCGCTCGAACTCTATATCGATCATCTCGATGTCATAGGACAGGTTGTGGGCGATGACGATGTCGGCAGGCTCGATCGTGCCGGCGATATTGGCTGCGACAGCCTTAAAGCTAGGGGCGCCAACGAGGTCTGCATCGGTCAGGCCGGTGGTCTGGATGGTCTTGTCCGGCAGCCTGCCGCAGCTAGGCTTGATCAGGGTGTCGTACCTATGGACTATGTCGTAGGTGTCCCAGTCAAAGCGGACCGCGGCAAACTCCACGACCTCGGGCTGCTTACCGAGCGCGATGCTGTGGTTGTCGATCAGACCTGTCGTCTCTGTGTCGAAGATGCAGGCGATCATTGGTCAAATCTCCCACAGTTTGTCTTTGCAGACCCAACTCATATTTTCTCCAGCGGTTTTCGCCAGTAGCGGCGCGCGTTGTTGTTGCCCCGGACCTCGACGACCCCCTCGTCGCAGAGCTCGACGAGCACCCGCGAGACGTCCTTGACGCGACCGCCGATCACGGCGTGCACCTCGCGTGGCGCTACCCCCTGCCAGTCGGCGGGAACCAGCGCGAGCACCTGTCGGCGCAGCTTCTCATACTTGGTCATTCCGCGTCCCTCGTCTCGGCGATGGCGGCGCGGGCGTGTTCGAGTTCGTTGGTGTAGTTTGGTCCTTGGTACGGACCTGCGTGTATTTGATTGACCACCCAAACCGATTTATAATCCTCGTTGGCATGAACAGCATCCAATCGAGAAACCAGTGCATTGAGCGCCGCGAGCAATTGATCCCGCTGGGCTATTAATTTTTCAACATCTTTCTTAGCCATCTCAAAAAGCATCTCGCGATTGTCCCGCTGGGCGCGGAGGCGATCATTTTCTTGTTCTAAACGATAAATTGTATTGTCATCTTTTAAGGTCACGGCTTCTCCTCCACGGCGGCGACGGCGGCGCGGGCGATCTCACCTTCATCGGCTCTGACTTGTGAGCCGAGATGCAAAATTTCCTCTCGCCAGTTCTCCTCATCGGCATAGAACTTCAGCGCCGCGAGCAGTTGGTCTCGCTGACTGCTCAGTTGCCCCACCTTCTTTAATGTTGCGGCCCATTCGGCGCGGAGGCGGGCGATCTCGGCCATGGCGGGGTCGTCCGCATATAGTCCGAAAGTGCGTTGTTCAGTCACGGCTTCTCCTCCACTGCGGCGCGGGCGTGTTCGAGTTCGTTGGTGCAGCAGTCGTCGCAGTACCATTCCGTTCTGTTGTCAGGCAGGCTGCAAATATATCTGCCCTCGCGTAGGCGCATGATCTCGCCGCAACCAGAGCAGCGCCAGTGCGGAGAACTCAGCAGCGAGAAGAGAAACCGCAACCACGATCGGATCATCTATCGCTCCTCTGACGGAAGTTTATTGCATCCCTGGCGGCCGAGCTTCGAGCCGTCCGATCTTGTGGGCGTTGGCGCGCACGAGGTCGCGCATCCAGTCGGAGACGCCCTGCGCCATGTTGAGCGACGGGATTTCCGAAATTTCGATGACGACGGTGTGGCTGCCGTCTGCCTCGGTGCGGTGTGACGAACGCCTGCATCGGCTCGGGCGGGCGCTTCGCGGATTTGTTCGGCTGGCGTTTCATCGGGCGTCCCATGGTCGTACTCCTGTGGTGATGTTCACACGTTAGACTTCAAGGCAGCGTCGGACGCGCATCAGATAGTCGAGGCGCGCTTGCTCGACGGGAAGCCGATCTCGGTTTTTCAGCGAAACGATGTGGGCTTGCGTCTCGGACAGCACGGCTACTCGCCAGCAATCGCGCGTGGCGTATTGATGGGTGCAGGGCTCCGGCCTGTCGTCGGGGTGACAGGTGCAGGTCCGGGGATGGTTGGCTGTCTCTGTGTTCATGTTATTCGACTCTCCATTGATCCATGGTCTCGCCGAAACCATGCTCGGGGCCGAACTCGTCCCAATGCTTCGTCACTTGGCGAAAGCCTGTGAGAGCATCTGAGACCAATTTGGCCTCACCGACACTCAAAGTGCTCACGTGGCCGCGCTGCGAACGGAGCCGAAGGTCGGTTATTAGTTCGGAGATATTCCGGTCCATGGCCAGGTCGATTCCGATCTCAGGCATGTGGTCTCCTATGTTTGGGGTGACGGGCCATTCGTGAACGCTTTGCGCAGAGCGTAGAACTCTTCCCAAGTCACGCAGGCCACGCGCTCACCGCATTCCTCTATGGCCGCATCAGTCGGGCGCGGCTGCTTGCGCAGGTTGAATCGGATGTCGTCGTAGTAGCGCAGGAACGGCGCAACCGCCGCTCGCAGGGCGTCTCGCTGATCGGCAAGATGCTTGCGCGCCAAGTCCTCAAAGCACGCCTCGCTGAACTCTGGCGCGCTATCCAGCCGGATCATGGCAATGCCGGGGCTCATGCGCGCCCGCGCTTCCTCTTCGCTGTAGCGGCCCGCGTAATCGCGGATGCCGGTATAGCCGCAGTCGTTAGGGCGATAGTAGAGCCCGCGCTTCACCAGCAGCCATTGCTCGCTCATGGATTCCCGTCCTTTGACGCGCCCTTTCTTAACCGAATGATCTCGGCATAGGCGCGCTGCATCTTTTACTTCCGGTGACGGTCATGTTCTCAGATTGGTCTTAAGCGTAAATACGAATACCAATCGGCTAGAATTTGCGTCGACTCGTCTGGGTCACTCTTGGTCAGCTTCTTGGTCGTCAGCCTATTATATGCCTCGCAGTCTCGCATGTTCTCTGGGATTTGCGGCCACCTCTCCGCAATGATCCGAGCCTCTGCAGCGACTTCTTCTGGTGTATGAATTTCTACGATCTTCACTTCTTCCTCCGCGGTGGGTCGAAGTGGCCTGGCCACGGCCCCTGGCTCATCTGCCACCTGACCAGGCTGCGGACGTACATCCTCAGCCGCTTGACCTCGGAGATGCTGACGTGGTACTTGCGGGCCAGGCCGAGGTCGGTGTTGCTGTTCGTCATCCATGGCATTACATCCGAGATCAGTTGGCGATAGGGAGGGCTCTTACTTTTTGCCATATTCTCGCATCACCTTGGCTATGAAGGCGTCCATGTCTTCGCTATTGATGAACAGCTTGAGCTCGTCTGGCGGCTCTCCGTTCAGATCCATCATTCGCCACAGTCGCTGGCGCTGGTCTTGGTTGAGATAGCCTGTCTCGATGATCTCGTAGACCTCTTCGCGAGAGAGCGACTGCCAGAACCTTGGGGGAACACTGACCATAGCCGCTAGCAGTCATTGACTTGGAGCTGGGTTGCCCCGAACGATACGAGCTTTTCTGGGAAGTCCTCCTGGTGCTGTACGGCGACCGGTCTCATTCCAGTACCGACTACGATGGTCGAGTTGCAGTCGGGGCACTCCCACAGGTCTCCCTGCCAGAGCTTATACGGCTTCCACTTCTCCGGCTCCGCATTGCCCGGCTTGGCGTCGTTCACGGTGGGCATCCCTTCAATGAAGTAAAAGCCGTTCCTCTTGGGGCGGAAGAAGCGACGGCACGGGGCGCAGACTGGCTTCATTATCATCGCGCCTCTCCATCGACCTTGCGGAGGATCTGGGAGTAGACGGCCATGTCGTCGAGGCTGTCGTCGTGGCCGCCTCGGTCGAACATGACTGCGTAGCGGCCCAGCTTGCCGTGGAGGTGGACCAGTAGGGCAAAGCGGCAGAAGTCCTCCGGGGAGGACAGGGTGACACCGGAGGAGAACAGGGCGGCCAGGCTGGCACCGACGCGGACGTAGTCGTCCCTGTAGAGGTCTCCGCGCTCGGAGTGGAGGTCGGCGAGGGACTTTAGCGCCCTACCGACGTCGGTCTCAACTGGCTTGAGCTGCCTCGACATTGGTCTTTCCTCCGTGGTTGTAGCTGACTTGGAGAACGCTCAGCCCCAGCTGGAAGTAGGCTGCGCAGCAGTCGCTGCGGTCTTCTAGAACGAAGGCTATCTTCGATAAATCGAAGTATGCCTTGACTAGTGCGCACTTCATCTCCGGGGACGGGCGGTAGTCGCCATAGGGGCGCATGACCAGGTGGTCGATTAGTATGTCATGCTCTATGAGCCACCTTATGGTGAGAGCGCGGTACGCCTCGTCCCTGCCGGTCACCGCAGCGATGTAGTACTTTGGTACGAGGCGGAGTATCAAGTCGGCCATGAACTTGATTGGCTTGTCCCTCGAGGAGGCCTCGTGGTACTCCTTCCACTTGCCGATCAGGGGGTCTCGCCACGCAGCGTCTGCGACGGTGTGGTCGATGTCGACAATGACGATATCCTTGGTCATTCCTCCAGCCTCTCTATGATCCAATCACGCACCGTAGCCCAGCGCCTCTCGGGGGAATTACTCAACTCATCGTTTATCCACATGACTTCACAGGCAAGTGCGTGCGCCACGCCGAACTTGGCAGCCACTGTCTCGTGGTCCTCGGGATCGATGTCGGCCATCGGCATTCCACGTGCGCGGCCTACCGCACCGAGTGCACAGACCTCACCGTCGTGCGCGATCAGCCTGTGCTCCGGTAGGGCATCGAGGGAGGCCAGCATCTCGCGTAGGAATGCCTGGCCGCGCCTGCCGCGGACGGCACTCGCAACGGCTCCTCTCCAGCGGATGAGGGACCAATAGTCGATATCGTTACTATAGCCTAAGCGGCTCATCCTCTCTCAGTCCTGAGTTGGCGGCATCGTCGCTAGCTCCAGATCATATTCTCTTGGTCACCCATTGCCGGACCTCTCGCTCTCTGGGGCCTGCTGCGGGGGATCGGGCCACGAGATGTCGCCTAGCCCGACGGCCCTTACGGCCGCACCCATCGCCAGCTTCATCGTCTCGATGAATGCCTCCTTCACCGCGGGGTCCTCCGCCAGAGACCTGCGGATGGAGGCCATCAGGACCGCTCCGTCCATCGTCCCCTGCCGTGCGAGGTAGGCGTTCCAATCCTTGCCCTCTGCGCGGAGGGCCAACCGAAATGGCTGTGTGCTCATGGCTTGTCATCCTTTATGCTGGCGGTGCGGCCAGCTTTGCGTACTGGTTATTGCTTCTACGTATGATCCTCCGCAAGCGGGCTCGGTTCTTCTCTATATTGTAGATGCGGCAGCGGCCAGAGGGGTGGGGCAAGAGGGTATAGGTGGCCCGCCCCCTCCGCACGCTGGCCCAGAACTCATGGTCGCCGGGCAGACCCAGGCCCACCCACGCCTCGCGGCCAAGGACGAAGGCCCTCCCCGTAACGACGCGGGCAATCATCGACCCCATGCGGGAGTTGAATACGTTCGCCCTTACGGGGAAGGTGGCGACGAACTCCTCCACAGTGAGACCGAGCATGATCCGCAGCCGGTCTGCCGCAGAGGTCCTGCCGCCCGTAGGGTATAGGGGCGGTAGGCCCCTATGCCCAGGTCGTATGCCCAAGAGCCAGGTCACTTTGTCACTACTCTCAAGTCGCTACACCTAACAATCTTAATCTCACTGAGGATGCGGAAGGCAAAGCCGGGTCCCCTCGTCGCTCACGGCTCGCCTCCCACGTTGGTGAGGAGCTGGTCGATGCCCTTGGTCAAGTTGACCCGTAGCGTCTTGTCGGTGATACTCTCGAGCATCTTATACATGTCCGCCGCCACCTGGTCCTCGGTCCTATTGAGGAACAGGTCCGTCCACGGTAGGGCGGAGACCATCAGGCGCTTCATCTCCCTGTGGACGCAGGCCCACTCGCCCTCGTAACCGGGGCGGGCACCCTGGTTGCGGGGAGAGGCCCGCTTGCGGAGAATGTCGGCGAGGCTCCGTAGGTTTCCCTTGACGACGAGGTTAGTCAAAATGTTCAGCGGCAGGACACCGCGGGCATCCTGGATCTCCACCCCCAGCTCGATCATACTGGTATAGGCGGCATTGATCTGGTCCATTGCATCGTGGTAGACGTCCTCTGCCTCCGGGTGTCTGCGGACGGTGGGGCCGACGTCGTAGCCAAAGCCATCGACCCTAAGCTCCTGGAGCGTCTGCTGGGCGAACGACAGGTTTCGCGTCCTGGTCATCTGCTGGGTGAATGCCCTCGTTACGCCCTGGAGTACGAAGACAAAATCTACGAACTCCCAGCTCGCGGGTATGGTCGCAGCGATATAGTTAAGCTCGGCGAGCCGCTCCTCCTCCGAAATCTTTACGGCGGCCTCGAGTCCCTCTGGGGAGACCTCGATCCTGGTACGCTTGGCCCAGACCAACAGGCCTGCAGCGAACGCTGCAGGGTCAGGCATGCCCATTCCCGTATAGTAGACGAGATCGACTTTCATCCCTTTACTCTCCTGGTTTCACTACCACCCTTACTCACTTCGTCAAACTGGGTTCTGGCAGAACCCAGTTTTTCCCCTTATTCCGATCTGCTCTTCGCTCTCCCTTCTGCTTCGCCTCCTCCATCATCTGGCCGAGCCTGCGCTCCGCCCGCTGGCGCAACTCCGTTGCGTCCTGGATCATCTGGGTATCCTTGGCCTGCCTGGCGTAGGCGGCCATGCGCTTGGCCAGCTCCTCGATCTTGAGGACCTCGTCGACGCGCTTGGCCTCCGCCAATGCCTTCTTGGCTGCATCATACTTGACTAGCTGGGTCACGTTCGTCTCTCTCCTCTTTCGTCAAACAGGGGTC